ATACCAAGCCCCGCCGGAGAGCAGAATGTTTGTTTCTCCTGCATCATGCACATAGAAATAATCACATAGATATGTGCTACTGCTGCCAGATACCTCTGACCCTATCATCAGATACTGCAGCAGATTTTCTGTTTCCATATCCGATTGGTAGCCGTCTGAGAGTATAGGCTCTACGATGCTTGCCTCATATTCCCCTGCTGCAAGATCTCCTGCAAGTGTGCCGGTACCATCCTGTTTTGTGATACGGTATTCTGAATCTACTGCATTGTACCCTATCACAAACTGCCACACGTTGCCCCAGAGGTTCTCCAATCCACGATATGCAATCGGAGTATATCCATCTGAGCCGATGCCGACACCAGTACCATTCGTTCCGATATTCGTATCTGCGGAATCTGCACCACATAGCACACCTGCAAAATCAGTTCCAGTATCAAGGTCAACTACACCCCTGCCAAGTGCGGTTTGACTGTCCAAACTACCCATTTCTGTATAGAACAAAAGACGAATTGCCGACATTGTCCATATATTCATACATCCATACCCAGAACCAATATTATTTGCGTATGTTTCTGCATCATCTATTGTGAATCTACCTGAATTAGGAAGATCAGGATATGCGACGTCTCCGGTCACGGGTGTTTTGTTTGTTGCACTCACGAGTTTGAAAACTGTATCAAGTACCCCGGACGCTTCGTATGCCGAGACGTATATCTTTGGCCTGATGGTGCCTCCACGCATCCGAAACATTGGATGTACTTCGAATCCAGACAAAGCAATTGGACTGACCCACCATTTCCGAATGTCACCGGATGATTCAAACTTCACGTAGAATTTTGGTATCTCTACCATAACGTTTCCAGATGCACCAGTTAAGTCAAGTCCATCACCACGAGCATTGTCACCGTAGGTAACTTCGCCTGTATCCGGGTCTACTACACATCTCCAAATGTTACCCCATATAGCATGATTGTCAAAGAATGACTGGTCTGGATTTATCTCGTTACCATTAATATCGATGTGTTGTAACGTGGGTGAACTGCTTGCTGTATCCCATTTGATACCGATTGGCATCATGCTCTGATATGTGCCAACATCATTTTCCGTAACAAAAGTATTGGTACTTGATGGAGTATTTGCACTAGTGATTGCATCCTTTTCATCAGAACTAAAAAGTGTAGTAACAACTCCCATTAAATAGCACCACCAGTCAAATAAGCAGTATAAGTACCATCAGTCACACTTTCCAAAGTAACACGCATATATTTTACACGCTGTGCATTCACAATTTCAAAGAAATATGCACCATTTTCAGTCAAATCTCCAGTACCAAACACTCTTTCTTTCTCAACATTCCCCACATTATCAACAGTACCAATTGCTCCCCAATCACCAGTATCACCTGTATTGGAAGCCTCAACCTTAATAGTTGCACCACTTGTAAGACTTGATACACTTACACCCAGCGTAACACTTTTCTTATCCAAAGTATATATTGCAGTGCTAGATTGTGCAGTTGTCACAGCATTCAAAACTGGATTTGGATCAAGCACTTGCTGATCAAGTGGAGCATTCTCTACAACATTTAAACTATTGATGGCTGTGTTGTATGCTTCTCCTATCCCTATTCCTTCCCCAAATACAAGGGTAAGGGTTACTGTAGCATTACCAGCCTGTGTTTGCATTACAGATGATATATTTTGGGGGTCTTGGGTGTTTATCCAAGCCTCCGCAGTTCCGTCTTTGAGTTCTTCGTGTGTAAAAATTTCAGATACCAGTGATATAGTCATTGCTATCAGTTCTCCATATTAGTTTCTAAAAAAAGAAAGATTGTGGTATAACAGAATCGCATTAGTCAGTTACCAAATGCGATCCACATACCATCTTCATCGTCTGCAGTAACAACAGTTACAGCAGAACCATCTACAGGCAGGATTTCATTTACTACAGGTGCAGTTGCAATTGCGGACGCTCCTGTGGGCTGAAGTATAAGCATTTCACAAAGTCCGAGTCCGGTGTTTATATCTCCACCAGTATCTCCGAAAGCATTGGTATAAGTGCCTCTGGTGTATTTTTTATCTCCAAATACACCTCTGTCTGTTACCTCATATGCAAAAGCCATCTGTCATCACTCCTTTTTAGCCTTCGTTGAGCTTTTTGTTTTGCTCGCTTTGGTCTTTCGGGCTGTACTGGAACGTCTGGTCTGAGCACTCTTCTTCGTGTCTTCCTTGGTATCTTCTTTAGAAATTGGAGCAGGTTCTTCCTTTTTCTCAATAAGTGTTACCTTGAAATGATTTTTAGTCTTGTAATAATCGACATCACGAGAATCGTACAGTTTCGCAGGGACATTCTTACCTGCAAATTTATGGACATTTCCGGTTATTGGGTTCTTATGTGTTAACCCATCCAGAGTGCCCATATATTTTACAGTCGCTATTGGATCGTTCATCTAAATCCTCCAAAAAGGATTGATGGGGATGCAATTACTGCAAATCCCTGATCTTACCCTGTACGCCAAACCACTGGCAGGTTGCTTCACCCATTGTACGGTAAAGTCCTTCCTGACCAAGACGGTTAATTCCGAAGGGGTCTCCAGAAAGGATACCGGACTCGAAATACTGGGTTGGTTTTGCAATTCTCATTTCCAGATAGTCGGTATCGAGGAAGAACATCCTTGAAAGGGTATCCTGACACATGTCTTTGGATGGTATGAATGGAACACCATTGTATGTTGCAACAACGAATCCTGCATCTACACCATCTACACCTTTAATACCGTTTACGGAAGGTGTTACTCTCTTGGTGTCCATGAATCTCTGCTGTGCCTGCAAGAGTTGCTGGGTTGCCATGAGGGAGTCATATCCGGTCATAATGACCTTTGGATTTCCACCAGCAGTCCACAGGTTGGTGAACATACTATCAATGAGGGACAAGGACAAGGAACGGTCTGTACCAGAGTTGTGGCTGACCTGTGCATCGTAGTCAGTTGTGGAATCCCTATCAAGGCTGAATACATCGAACCAACCATTATAGGTTCCACCAAATGCGTCTTCTTCTGCATCACTGGACACTATACGGTCAAGGGATTCGATATTGTACATGTCGGCTGCAGCACGGTCTCCACTGGCTGCTGCGGCTTCAGCAGAAGCATCTTTCAGGAGCATCTTGTTGATCTGTTCTGCATGTTCCTTTGCCATGTGTTCACGAAGAACTCCCATAACATCTCCAAGGGAATCGTCCACTGTACCCATGTACTGCATGACTTCGGAACTGTCGAAGGTGTGTGCAACGGTCTTGGGTTTGGTAGCGACCTCTTTGAAGGTGGGTTTTGTGGTATCTGGAAGTGCAGCATTTTCAGCAACTCCACCGCTTCCAGAAGTTCCGAGAGCACGGGTTGTGATAAGCCTCCAACCGGACTGTTTCCAAGGAGTCTTGTTCAGCATACCAAATGCATTGGCTTCAAGATTCAGGTTTACCCAAACCTTCGCACCATAAATCTGGTTGTAAATGCCAGAGGTGGAAGTAAGCATTGGCGCATCGCTTTTCTGCATGTACTGCTTGGAGAAGAGGTCTCCATAATAGAGGGATTCAAGGTCTCCAATTGTCTGTATTGAGTTTCTGTACGTCATGTTTATTCTCCTCCAAAGAGGGTGTTGAGATCATCAAATGATTTGTTGGCAAGTGCCTTGTGCATGTCGAAACCACCTTCATCGGATTTCATAAGGACATCCTTTATGGTTGATGCATCATTGTCCATGAATGGCTGGTCTGACTGTGCTACAGGTCTGGGTGTTTCTGTATATCCAGCTTTCTGCAGTTCATTCTGAACAACGGAAGCAAGCTCTTCTGATTTGTTCATGGTCTTGGATTTGCCCTGCTGAATCTGATGATCGTCAGTTGCGTGGGTAGTATCGTTTGTCTGTTCGGCTTCTGGAAGCGTTACCTTCTTTGGGGTTTCGGCTTTTTCTGTCTCTCCAGATTCGATCTCTGGCTGTCCGGAGGTACCTTCGAGCTTGGTTATCCTGCCCTCAATACTTTCAAGTTTCTTGAGTATCTGATTCATCGGGGAATCGGATTCTTCTGCTGGGGGTGTCACTGGTACTTCATCTCCTGCTTTTTCAGATTCCGGATCATCGGGGTGTGGACCACGTTCACGCAATCCATCATTCTTGGGCGCTTTCAAACCATGATAACCCATTCGGTTTCCGGCTTTTTGAATGTAATCGTAGTCT